CCATTATGGATATTTTGAGGCACACCGGCATAAATTAGTTCATCAATGAACGGTGCATACTTAGACAAAACCTCCGTAGCGAAAGCATTCATTTCCGCAGTCGGAGGACCGAACCGAACTTGGTTACTGTAGTCGCCAGCTTGGCCCGAACCGTGGAAACCGGAATCGCCAGGACGCAAACCAGATGCCACACTCAAACCGAACTTCGCGGCCTCTTGCGCCCCGAAATTGACCTCTGACGTGACACCCTCAACGATCTGCGCCTGAATTGCCTTACCCGCAATCGGTGTAGCCAACATGGCCGGCAACGCAGTAGACGGGTTGACCTTACCCGGCCCGAATATGTCGCTTCCGGCAGAACTCGACGGCATCGCGGCACCGTACACAAACGGTTTCGGTGCCGCGGTAACCCACTCACCCTTCAAATAGTCCCAAGTTTTCCCTGCGGGCGCAGGCCCAAACGCACCAACCGGGCGCTCACCAGCAGCCCCAGAAACAGGAGACTTCGACGGAACAACAGGAGTCTTTGACGGATCGGCAGGAAACGGCTCACTAGCGGTTGGTGCCGGAAGCCCCGCTGAACCAGACACGTTGCCCGCAACATCCTGAAGGAACGAGCCGAAAGAACCAGGCGGGGCGGCACCGGGAATAGAAGCCTCAGTTGTCCAAGTATCAAGACCGCCCATCGTTACAGGAGTGGGCGGGGTAGGCTTGGGATTCGGCTTGACCGTAGCCGTACTTGTCTCCCGATAGCCCTCCGGTGTTTCACCAAGGCCAGTAGCAGCCTTGAAGAAATTTCCTATGTCGGACAGCAGCCCAAAGTTCGTCAGAATCGGCTGACCGGAACCTAATATGCCGTCACCAGGCCGCAGAAGCATAGGCTGTGGACCGGGCGAGGCTGGCTGGTCAGAAGAATTAGACGGCGGCGCAATGTCGGGCACAACCGGACCACCAGGCGCATAACCTGGCAAACCGCCGCCATTGATCGACTTCAACAACGGCAAATTCTTTTTCGTAGCCGCCGCATTAACCACATACTCGCCGCGAGACAGACGAGCCACAATGCTATCCGACGTACCCGAACCCGGCCCAGAAACCAAACCACCAGAAGCATATCTCTGGAGATACTTTTTCACCGCATCGTCGGTCAACGAAACCTTGAACTTGCCATCATCAAAGTTGTCAAACGTCACACCATCATTGCGTAACTGCTCCGCAAGAGCAGAACCATCCACAGGCTTAGACGAGGTGATCATGCCGCCGCCGTCAGCGTTTACAGCCGGCTGCTCCAACACGCCGAACTGCGCCAACTGGCTACCCTCTGGTAGCCGGAACCGACCGAAATCTTGCTCGTTAGCTTCCCGTTGAGCCGCCCCGCCCTCTGAGATATTGCGGGTATTCTCACTCAAGATTCCGGCAGTCGCCGCCCTAAGATTACCGTTATTGGGTAGCTTGCCCTGAATGTCTTTCAGCGACGGGGCATCCCTAGCGGCAGCCCTACTTGGAAACACGTCAAGAATTGCCTTGCTTGCCTCGCTAGACAAGCCTTTAATCCTGCGGCCCTCATCCTGCCACTCTTGATACTTCTTCGCCTTTTCTTGATTACCGTTCAACGCATCAGCAACATCTTGTGCGGTCAAGCCGAAATCAATGAGGGACTGGCCTTTGTCGCGCCAGAATTTGCCGCCGTCAACGCCAGTCACATCGCTGGCAGTGATTGCGCCGCCCTTGATGTATCCCAGCGCGGCGTCGAGGTCGCCTCGTTTGACCGCTTCAGCCGCGGCAAACGGATCAGTCAGCAAGCCGGTAAGGTTACCGAAATTCTGACCAGTAGCAGTATTTATGCCATTGCGGAGGTTTTCACCAATAACGGCGTTAGTTGCCCTACCCGCAGCGCCGGTAACATTGTCAAGAGAATCAACTAATTGGTCTAGTTCCTCTTTGTGTCGCCGCGCTTCTTCTTTCGCATCAATATGGGCTTTTGCTAACCTAGTGCCAAGGTAAGTCGCCGCCGTAGTAATAGCGGTCAACAGCACAGTCGGCCCAAGGCTCTTAGCAAGCTCGCCCACCATTGTCTTAGCGTTGCCCATAGTGGTCACATACTTGCCGATATGGCCCTGTGCGCCAGAATGGTCAAGCAACCTAGCCTTCAGCGTATCCAGCCCGCCAACAAGAGTGCCCACCATATCGTGAACACCCCGAACAGCCGGAATGATGTTTTTCCACAACACAAAAGCGTAGACAACACCTTCGACCAGGCCGGGGAAGGTACGCAAAGTCTGAGCGGCACCAGTCAGGAATGGTAGAAGAACGTCTGCCACAGTTTCCGCAGCATTCCCCAGACCTACGAGAAGCCCAGGTATGGCATCCAAAAGTGGTCGCCACTGCGCCAACTGCTCACGCGCATCAGTAAAGAACTTAATCAACTTGTTTTGGCCGTCAGCAGAACGCATCATTTCCGCAAGCCGCGACGTAGCCTGCTCCAACGAACCCAACAGACTGTTCCCGCCAGCACCAGTGAAAGCATCATTCAGCGAGGACAGCATCGACCCGATATTGATAATCGAATTGCCCAAATCCTTGAGCGCATCAATACCAGTGTTCATCCACTTCTCAAGCGAACCGTCGCCTTCAGCGCGAACAATGAAATTATCGAACCGGGTCAACACATCTGTAAGACCATCAGCGAGGCGCGGAAGGAAATCCGAACCCGCCGCAGACAAACGCAACAACGCATCAATCAAAGGATTTATCGCTTTATTCAACGCACCCTGAGCTTCAGCCGTGTTGCCGAAAATGCGCTCAAAGAAACCCTTATTGGTGTCCGTTTGCAGAACACCCATAGCTGTTTTCAGATTGCCGTTGATTTCAGCAGAAATCCCGCCAAGACCTTGCTGCAAAATCGGCAGATAGTTCTGCCCCAGTTGCACAACCTCCTGGCCCAAACCGTCGAACAGGCGATCCTGCACAGAATCGCGGAACGCAGTCCACTCGCCGGACATGCTCTTTACCGACTTGATGAACTCTTGGCCCTTGGGCGACAGCGCAGACAGCGAATCGGTGAGCTTCGCACTCTTAGTGGAAGCATCATCCATCGCCTTCGACAGACGATCCGTAGCGTCAACCACCGCGGCGTTGCCGGCGACACCCTTAGCGTTTGCCGTCGCAACGTCCTCCAACAGCCGCGAATTACGCAGCCGGGTATCAGCCAACTGGTTTTCGGCCTTCAGGACTGCCAAAGCGTCCTTCTGCTGCTGCAACCCAGACTTCTCGTACTTGTCCGCTGCCTCTGCGCGAGCTTCAGCCAACGCAATGATCGCATCAGCCTCATCCAGCGGGGCATCACGCAACTGGGCGTTCAAGTCCTCCAAAGAACGCTTTGCGTCCTTCAAGGTGACGTTCAAATCCCGGTAAGCGTTGTTGACGTTCAACGCCGCATTGCGGGCCTTCAAACCCTCCTGTGCGGCATTCTTCTGGGCATCCCCGTACTCCTTGAACGCAGCCTTAATGCCAGTCAAGCCAATAGCTAAAGCACCAAAGGAGGAAAGCACACCCGACAGCACACCAGGAAGCAGAGCAGCGGACTGCGCCAACTGAACCATAGAGGCATTAGCCGCGGCTAAACCTGCCGCCAACTGAGGAAGCAAGGTCATGCCAGTGATCTTCAAGTCGAGGATCAAAGCCTTCTTCATCTGCCGCTGCAAATTCTCGTACTTGTAGCGGATTTCGGTAATCGACTTGGTAATACCAAGCTCGTTCACCTTCAGTTGAATTTCCTGGCCGTCAGCCCAAGCCTTAGCGGCCTTAATCTGGGCAACCATCTTCGCGGTCTGCGCCCGAACCTCAACCTCAACATCATGCTGCTGCGCTTTAAGTTGCGCCTCTAGCTTCTGATGAAAGTTATTTGTGCCCTTGCCCAGCGAGGGAACAATGAGGACCGCAGCCTGTGCAACAACGTATTCGGCCAAAGCAACCCACCTATTAAGTTATGTCGAACTACGCGCCGGCAGTACGAGCCTTTTCAATCAAATCATCTTGCATGGCAATCGAACGCCGCTCCCGCTCCTTCAACGCCGCATTCACGGGGCGGGGATAAAACTTAACCTTGTCGCTCTGCGCCCTCGACGCGATCAATTGATCCGCAATATCGGTAAGACGATGCATCTTGTCATCGAAACGCCACCACGGCGGCGGCTTACTCACCGACCAATCGCTACTGTTCTTCATCAAACACATCTGCTCAATCACTTCAGGATCATTAACCTGCATGGCCTGAGTCATTGAACCAGTGATCTGCGAGACAGTGAAATAGAATCGGCTAAACTGATCCCAATTGCGTAGCTTCCAGTCCCGCCCCCTACAGCACGGGCACGGTGCCAAGAAAAACTCTAACGCATTAATGCCAAGATATTCGCCAAAGTCCCATTCGATAGCGCCCCACCACTTATCGACAACCTCAGCGACCTGAGCTATTTTCCCGAATCTCGTTCCCCAAACATGTGCTGATTGTAGCGTTCCATAAACTTGTTCCACACTTCAATCGGCTGGCTGCCGAACAGTTCTTCCGCAACCTCATAGTCATCCGCGAAAATGGCCCTCATCTGGCCGTCAACGGACACGCTGGTCAACAGTTGATTCAGTTGGCGGGTGGGCGGGTAGTTGACAGAGAGTTTACCGGGCACGATGACGAGAGGATCGGGGATACGCACCGACGCCACCAGTTCCGCAAACAGGCTTTGCGAATCCTTAGCAAGCTTATCCACATCAATATCTTCCGCACTATCAACAATCTTACGAGCAGCCATAAAAATCTATTTCCCCAATACTAGTTTCATCGAATTGTTTGTGATGCCGCGGCAGGGAAGAACCGCCATTTGATCTTCCCTGCCGCAAGCAAAAATCACTCTTAGGTGACGTTTGTGGTAATCACGACAGGCGTGAGCGAGCCGTAGGTGACCGTAACGGTGGTGCCGGTTCCCGCAGTCGAACCAGCGGTGATAAGACCGCCAGGAGACACGGTGACGCGGTTGCCTGTACCAGTCACTTGGTAGAAGCAGTTCGCCGTCAGGTCGATACCGTTGTTGCCGGTCACGACAAGCTGCGCGGTCTTGCTAGCGCCCGCGGCGACAGTCAGCGCAATCGGGGTTGCGGGAGTGACAGTGATGGAAGTCGGGGCAGCCTTGAAGCCAGCCTCGTCCACAATGTCACGCCAGCCGGGGCCGGCGAATCCCTGAGCAACCGAATAGCCAAGCGTGTCATCTTTAAATGCCACCAGCGTCGGCTTGTATTCCAGAACCCCATCATCATTGAGGGTCTGATTGTCAACCGAATCCAGCTTGACTTTCGGGAACAGCCAGTAAATCCAAATCTTCTTGCCGTCGCGGTCATCCTGACCAACAATGGCGGCGCGGTACAGCTTGGATTCAGGCCGGCCCGGTGCCTGCAACACAACACCACCGAACTGGGTGGGAGCAACAGACGAGTAATCGGTAGCCCAAATCAGTTCCAGCACATTGCGCTGGTTCTGATACATGGAGAAATCGAAACTGGTCTTGCGGCGAGAAATGATCGTCCGAATCGGGTCAGTCTCACCATAAGCCTCAATGTCCTGAGTGGACATATCGGTCATAATGTTCAGGCCAGCCTCTTTGGAGAAATGCCCAACGGACTGATACTGGGAGGGAATCGTCAGTTCGCCCGTGGTGGGACTCTCAAGGGTCGATGCGGCAGCAGCCGAATACGGAGCCAGGAGAACCGTAAGATTCAGTGGGGCGAGCGCCAAATCGGCAACCGCACCCTTGTAACTAGAAATGTCATTTGGCATGGAGAAAAATTATCCTTTGAATGTAATGCAGACTCACAGTTCCGCAATGATTTGATCGTAGCGTTTGCGGCTCCGCAAACCGACCCTTAAACTAAAAACCGACGTGATGACACGGGTGTCTATTTGTTGTCCAGGTGTCAGTAATTGAGGCCCAGCAATATCTTCCGTACACCACACATGGGCGTTAAACCCATCCGACATATGAATTAAGAAACCCTTCATGGGTAACATGATTGATCGGACAAAGCTCATTAGCCGCCAAGAGTCATCCCTAGATGGTGTCAGAGCAACAACTTGAACGTGACATACGTCCGAATTTTTGTCGTAGTCAACCCTGGCACCGGGCAGCCGGAAGAACAACAATTGCGGATCGGGCGTAGGATCATCTAGCCAATCATCCGCATACCAACAACCCGATTCAACATCCGGCAATACGCGGGTGAACAGGTCAATTAGCATCGACTCAACATCGACAAAATTGTTCTCAAACCACTCAGGCAATTCCAGAGCCATTACAGACGCCATTCTTCAGCGACTTCACGCAACTCATGGTAGCCAGGTTTCGGCCCGCGGCCCTCAGTCTTACGCCGCGGGGCACGCTTACTGCCCATGCCCTTACCGGACCTGCCGCCGTCAGTGCCGGCCTCATGGAGAACGCCGTAGTAAAACGGTCTGCCCTTCCAGTCAGCAACCGCACTCTTATCGGCAATCGTAACCTTACCGACCTGCCGATCATTCTGCTGCCCACCCCTAGTGACATGTGCCTCCGCGGAAGCCTGCAACCTGCCGGTTTTCCTACCGACCCGCGCCTGGTACAAGCGCACAACCTCAATAGCCTCAGAATGCAGAATCAACCTCAACGCCGGATTTGTTTGTAACAAATTGGCGTAGTAAGGAATCCTCCGATAAACCTGAACATCTTCAAGGAAGTTGTAGTTAGCCATTCATTGCCTCCACTTGAAACACAACCCAGCGCGAGCCGAAAACTTCTAACTCGTTAGGCTGCCACCATAAAGGATGCCCGATAACAGAATATCGTTCACCGTTGCTGCGCTCAATCCGATCCCTCGCCCGAATATCTCCCCCGTAAGGAACATAAACCTGCGAGGTTATATCCGCAGACTCCTGCCGATCATTCGATGACGTGAACCGCCCAGTAGAGCGACCGGACGTGCCCCACGCAAACGCCACATCTACAACAGCCTGCGGCGTCCTATTCGCATTGCCCTTACGGTCATTCTCGCCCCGAACAACAGTTACGGGTTCAGTTTCTAAGCTAATCACTGAAATGCCACGATTCCTCAAAGCCGGGATCACCGGGCCAATAGCAGGGGAACGGGTCACCACCAATATCATCATCGTCATGCCTGTTGAAGAACAGGTGCCCAAGATACCGTTCGTTTCCAACCTCGCCGCGAGTGAAACCGACCGTGAACAGGCCATTGCTGGCCTTAGCGCGGTAACGCTTCAAGATCGCTAACTCAGCCGGCGAAAAGAAGTTCGTCGGCGGCTTATCGTAGGTTTTGGAGAACGGCCCCATCGCCTCTGACACAACCCCATCAGGGTTACGCAGAGTGCGGCGAGAGGCTGACAAGGTGACATATTTTACGTCGGACGGCACCCCGGCGGGATCAGACCACGATTGGCCTGACACCGACCTTGCCCAAGCAGAAACAGTGGCTATCACCATTTCTGCCTGGTCAAGATCGCCGCCAGCGAACGTCCGTTTCATCAAAATTTGAAGATCATCTACGGACGCTAAATCGGCCATGAGTTTAGGTAACCGTCACCGTCACGGTGTCGGTACGATCCGCGCCGCCAGTCGGATTCGGGTAGGTAGCGGTAACAACCGACGTGCCAGCAGCGACACCAGTCACCAAACCAGTTGCCGAAACAGTGGCCTTAGCCGGGGTAGCGGAAACAAAGGTGCAACCCGCAGTGACGTTCTGACCGTTGCTATCCACAACCTTAAGCTGCTTGGTCTTGGTAGGCCCAGCAGCGGCAGTCAGACTGAAATCGGCACCAACCTCAATGCCGGTAATCGACAGACGCATCTTGACGCCGCGAGCGAACGATCCGTTCTGCTCAGTGATGACCTTGTAGCCCGTGAACACGTCAATCAGCGAACGCAAACCGATTTCGGCGTATGACCAGTCAGCCAACCAACGCAAAGCAATGTTGTCGGCTGCATACGAGGCAGAGGCAACAACACCCTCAGAAGCCTTAGGCGCACGCGACACATACACAAAGCCTGTCGGGTGCCACTCGTAAGCAGTATCAGCGGCAATCGCATTGGAGCGGAAAACCCGCATCCCGGCGATCTCACCCAGGAACGCACGGCGCAGAGCATTCGCGTCACCGGCCTGCTGGAACTGACGGAACTGATCGTCCTTGAGGATTTGCGCCTCAACAGCGGAACCCACAACCAGCACCCGGTTCTGATCCGGCACATTGGCATCGTTCAGCTTGCGACGGGCATCAATGATCGCCGGGAAGGTATCAGCCGGATTAATGGCAAGAACCTCATCGTAAGCCGGCGAATCAATCAGAGCAGCGATCTTATCTTCCAGCTTGTACGCCAGAGCAGAAACCTGCGGCATAGCAACCTGGCGAGCGAAATCGCTGATATCCAAAGTGCGCTGCTCATCAGTCAGCTTGATCGCGCTATAAACGTGATCGGTCAACTGCACCGGAATGTTGTATTCGACCAGATCATCAGTCTCAAGAGTCCGATCAGCCGAACGCAGAGTGCGAGTACGGGCCGCGGCGATAGCCGGAACCTTGATATTAATTGTGTCATTTGCGGAACCACCAAAGTCGCCAAGACCATCAGTGGTAACCAGAGCCTGCAACACCCGCTGGCGCTGCAAAATTTCAACCGCAGTCTGGACAACCAGACTAGGCTTAACAAAAACGTGTGGCATTAAACTATGTCCTTATTTTATTGTCAGAAATCGAACATGGAATTCATATTGTCAACAATTGTCTTTGCGTTTTCCTCAAGCTCAGGATCGGTGTTCGTAGCTTGAACATTCACCTTGGGCGACTGCGAAGGAACACCATTTGGCTTCTCCGCACGCGGCAAACCCTCCAACATATCGTTGATATCCGAAATAATTTCGTCGTCGGTACTGCCCTGAACCCGTGACCAAAACTTATCCGGCAATCCCATATCCCTTGCAAGTGTTTCCACTAGGCGGGTTCGCTCCAGTTTTGTGTAGCGGTCAGTAGCCTCAGCAAGCGACTTCTCTAGCTCGCTAAGACGCTGGTCTTTCTTTTCCTCAGCAGACAACTGCGCGGTTTCATACTCTTTAATTTTCGCATTCAGTTCTTCTACCTGCTTCAGATACTTCTTCTCCGCGCTCTTATTGGCGCGTTCCAGTCGGCCCTTCAAAACATTCTCAAGGGCTTCCTGCGACGTAATCGCATTGAAATCGCTCGACTCAGAATCGAAATCGCTTCCAGAAACCCGCGGGACTTCTGGATCATCAGTCAAAACCGCAGCCGGCGAATCCTCGACAACAACATCATCGCTCATAAAAACATTCCTCAACACCAGCCAATTTTGTAAGCGCGGCTGTCAACGCTACCGGGGCCAATCCCCGTGAAATCTATTTAACTCGCGTTAAGCTCCGCGAGTTTACGGTCATACCATTTAACTTGGGCAGAATCCTCACCAAGCTGCGCCGCCAGACGATTCCGGTTTCTTGCCACCGCGGGAAGATCGACCACCGGATTCGCCTCGTAAGGCGGCGGCATGACATATTTGGAACGGTAGTCCTTCATGTTGGACGAATTGTTCCACTGTTCCAGAAAGAATTTTGCGCGGTCATCCTCAGCGTCCTCTTTGCGGTACACCACACGCAAAGTGCATTTGCAGTGATCGTGAATCTTAGCGACACCCTCACCAATAAACGCCCGTCGCGTCCTGCGATTATTTCCGCGAGGATTATTGACCGCCTCGCGGATCAGATTATTCGATCCCTTGAAGGCATCTTCAGTGAGGTAGACAGCGCCCCTAGAGGCCAGCAGGGCGCAGAAATAGCACGGCCCGGTACGTTGACCCGTCTGGGAGTTGAAAGTGTCCTCAGTGAACCTCGCCCAGCCGATAACCTCGCGGTTCTGAAACCGATCCGCGGCATCAATAACCACCAGTTGCTCAACCTCGCCGCGCCCGCCGTTCAAAGCGTATTTGACGCCCACGCCGGTAGTGTTCAACTTCCCCGCCGACGAGGCTTCCTCGCGCACCGCAGTAATAGCCTCATCCCGACGCGCCCTCGACGCCTCCAACTCAGCGATACGATCCAAAACCCACTGGGAAGTTTGCCCCGCGGGCACATCCGGTGGGGATAGCTCCGAAAGTGCCTCAGAATAGTTCACAGGGGCACTAAACGCTATCCCCGTGGCACGCTTAATAGTCGCCGGCCCGGTGGCACGCATCGCCAACTGGAAATCCTTCACCGGGAACAATGTCGTGACCTTTTTCAAAGGCTTAGACAACGGCTCAATCGCCCACTTGGTGCCCTGAACGAATTCAAACGAGGTCTGCTCCGAAATGCGAAACTGTTCCTCCACTTGAAGGGTCACCGCGTGCAGCCATGCGGGAGCGGTTTCATCCAGTTTGTCGAACTGCAACAAACTCCACAAGATCGCCAAGCCGGCAGCGGTCCTCGCGGCAATCGCCGTCTGCTCCTGCTGATGCTTCACCGCCAGATAGAAAGCCAAATCCTCTAAAGGCTGCGGCTCCTGGGCCTGTGGCTGGGTCAACGGAATCCCCCCGTTCGCGTAAATAGCCCGTTCCGCGACGAGCGGAACATCTCAATTAACCGAATTACTCAGGTGGGCCAGCAGGAGTCGAATCGGTGACAGGACTAGAAGAAACCGGATTATCGCCAGGGCCATTCGCACCGTTCTGCGTCTGGCTTTGGCCGTAATACCGCAAAAACTGCGATTCCGGCGACTGATCCAACAGGTTATCCCACCACATTCTCGCCTCGTCGTCAGTGACGCCAGGAATCTTGCGCCAAGTAGCCCATTTCGGGACACCAAGCATGGTGCTAGCTTTCCCCCATGCGTCCACAACCTGCGACAAAGAACGAACCTCAGTGTCAGCCCACGTCACACACGCCTCAAAATCACCAGACGCTTCCCTATCGCCCTCAATGTGGGCAGAGAGGCGCAACAACTGATTATGTGCCGAACCGAAATTCTGTTTCCGCTCAAAAATCTTTTGAGTAGTCGCAGAACGGGCCGCAGCCAGCGCATCAGCCGACAAATTCACCAAACGGCTAGACCACGACGGCGGCAACTGAGCCGTAGACTCCAACGTGGCGATATCCGACTCAAAAGCCGACACAAACGGGGCCAAAGCAGTCTCAGGGATCACGCCGAACTGCGCCGCAGGGTTACCCGTCGCCAAAACCCGACGATTCTGCGACAACTCCTGCTCAACAGCCGCAGCGTCAGCATCAGACGCATCCGCAGCCAACTCATCCAAGCCAGTAGCGGTAATGATCTTGAAGGAGTTGTAATGCTGCGTCAGTAGACGGTCAAATAAAGTCTTATCAATGCGGCTCGCAACAGGAACCAGTTTCTCAACCTCGCCAACACATCTACCATCCAAGTCCATAGTATTGAGGTAACGCACAATGGGCACGACACCCAAGCCGTGATAATTCGCCACCATAGGCATATCGCTGGGGAAATCCCCAGCCGCCGGCATAGGAATATCGTAGTAATACTGGTCAGTGAAGAAACGGATCGTCTTACCGTCCTGCAACAACACCAAAGCGTACTTAGGCCAATCATCCGAAACGCTGTCCTCATACAACGCGAAACAGCGCCGCGGTGACCAGCCACGCAACACAGCCTGATCCGAACCATCCAGGGCCGTGCCAGACAGTGCCGACGCATAGGCGTGCCCGTAAGTCAGAGCCGCCCGGTGGATCGACACCTGGCGTGCCTGCATCGAATTAGCGTTCCACGTCCTCCACGGGCCGGGAATGTTTTCTTTCGACCCATCACTGCGATAGCCGTCCACATACAAAGCCTGAGCGAACGTATCGACCACCAAACCCAGCCACGGCGTCTTAGACAGCTTCAGCAGAGCGCGCTTCTCACTGGAAGCGTCAGGATCAAGCAGATAATCGGGCTGGCAGCCAGAATACCAATGCTTAATATGATCGTACTCGTATTTCTTATCCAAAAAGTGCGGATAAAAAATTTCAGCTACATACTCTCTAACATCGCTAGCCGCAATGCTCGCCGGAATCTCAATGTTCGTCAACGTCGCCTAGCCATTCTGTATTTTTGGGGAGCATTCAACGTCTGCTCGACCGAAACCAACGTCAGTAAATGATTTGCAAAGGAAGCCGCCACAATGCCAGTAATATCAACCGACGTGCCACGCCTCAGCCAACCCCAATGACCCATTTTGTCAGGATCGCCAATGTTGTAGCGATCCGCGCCACCCAAACCGGACTTTAAGTGCGGATCGTCATAATGAGTTAAGGACAGATCAGCAATATCAGTCTCAAACCG